TTGAATTGCCACACGATCCAAGCTTAAATCGTCACCAACACGCCGAATTACAAGTTGTTTACCATTTACCGTAAGAGATAAAGTATCTAGCACATCAAGTATTACCCTGTTAACAGAGCGAGGGTTGCCAGTTAATGGGCCGCCTTGAATATTAGCATCAATAGGTAATGTTTCTGCGCTTACAGTAAATGAATAACCGATTTCTGCGCTTGTTATTTCAGACACGGCAGATACATCAACATTCCCGCCAGCTACAGTAAACTGGCCTATGTAATCTGTATCATCAACTACATCAACTACAGCACCATTTTGGAAATGAGCAGACACATCGAACACACCAGCAACACCAGTAAACGTATTAGAAAAATCTAAATTTAAATTAGAATCAAATTCTGTCAGAATATATTTTTGTGTGCCTGCGCCAGTATCATACAGGCCTACAAGAAATACACGATCATCAACAGTGCAAATAGAATGAAACTTGCCTTTAGTAGTAAACTTAGCCCAGCCAGCACGTTCTTCAGCCCTGTTAGATGTAAGCAATGCAATCTCACCATTTTGATTTACAAAGAAAGCGTATGATTCTGGACGATTGATTGCGCCATTAAGCACAGACATTTGAATTGGGTTGTTAATTAAATGTGATGAAAGCTGACTAATACCATTAGCAACATAAGCGCCTTCTGCATCTGAATAAACAAACTCACGAACAACAGAGCCATGCTTCTGTACATACATAGTTGCACCATCAAACGAAAATGGTTTTACATAACTTGCGCCAAATGGTGTTTGCCTTTTAATCCTAGCATTAGTTGCTGTAATAGGTTTTTCAACAAATGATGGAATGTAAAATTCTGATGTTGAGGTAAACACTTGTAGATCACGGTTAGATACAATGTGACGTATTGAGTTAATCTCACCAATGCTAGCAGTTAGATCAAGCGCATCATTATCTTCAGCATCACCTACATCAAAGTTAAAATACTCAGAGCTTTTACTGCCCCACAATCCGTCAGGCTGTGAAATAGTGCCACCAAACCATAATCTATTTTCGTGGAATGCTACTGCCGCTGGGAAGCCGCGTAATGCAGAGTAAGACTGTTCGCTCCATTGTGTTGTTGGCGCATGCGTCACTACTTTTGGTGAGCCTCCACCTACAGTAGAGCTAGATGCGTTTGCCCCCGCTGTAAACACAATGACATTTTCATCAATAATTTCTTGTACTGACCTAGTTCCATTAATTTGATTCCTAGCAATTCCACCTACAGCACCAGCTTCTGAAATTACAATTGAGTCACCTGTAGACAATCCATGCAAAGGAAAGGTCATCTCAACATCGGCTATACCTTCTGTTGTTTCAAGAGCATCAACATCAAGGTGAACAAGCAACTCGTTAGTAATATTGCCTGTTGCTTGTGTTGCTGATTGAACAGAGGTAATCAAAACTTCGTTATCGTGATAACGCAAAACAATGCCAATATGCTTAGAACTAGCGTAATTACCACCTGATTGCGTTCCTGTTGTGTCAAAATAACTTGCGCTAGTAGTTAGGGTAATTCCATTCCCTGTTGAAGCTGAAGGATCAAGAGTTACTGTTAAATCTTGAAAAGGATAATAAGGCTGGTTAACTCTGTACCCATCTGCACTTTCAGCAAATTGATAAGTCTCAACTTGAAAAGCTGTTAAACTGGTACGCACTAACTTGCGAATCATAAATGTATTATGAGCAAGAAACATTACATCACCTGATTGAGCAAATGTAATTTCATGCAAAATATCGTGAGTAATAGGCAAGGCAGCACTATCAACATCTTGTGTTACAGTAGCCACTAAAGAAATAGCACCAGTAGTAGGGTTGATTTGGAAACATCTAATTTTTTGATGCTCAAGTGAAATTATATAACGCTCATCATCAGAGAAAATAAAAGGAACAATTCTATGTTGTTGAAATTTATTTGTGTCTAGTGTTGTGTCAAACTCATAAATACGCTTAGTACCAAAGCGTTTTAGCAAGCCGCCTTCATTCCTAAGAAAAAAGTTTTCAACAGATTTTGCAGAGTTTGAATAAACTTTTGTATCTGTTCTGGACACAAGAGATGGGCTAACTTCACCATACTGGAAGTTGGTAATAGGAACCCTGACTCTAGCCATTAACTGCGCCTTTCGGCAATAAACCTAGATGTTGTAAGTTTTCTTGAAGTCTGCTGCTGTGAGTCTAGGCTTCTTGCTTTTGCCATAGCGTTTTGGCCTTGGCTTTGCATTAGTGCTGCGAGTGTAGAGTCTCTTGCAATTGATGTGGCGAATACAACTGCTAAAGAATACTCGACAGCAATTGTGAAATAAGAAGGCCAGTCCTGCTCTTCTGCCCTAAAAGTATAATCAGCAACTACAACATCTGCTGGGTCAGTATCTGAAAAAACTTTGTTTCCGTAAATCTGATAATCAATAGGTAAATCGCTTACTGTAACAGCATGAAGCATAAGAGTATCACTTGGAAGTTGGTAAGCACGATCATATCTGCCAGTAGGCGCAGCACTTAATAAATTTAAAACAGCTTGGTTTGTGGCAAATCTCCAACGAGAGTTTACTAAAGATGCTCTAGCAACATCTTCATACATATTGACAGCAACTAAGGCTTCTGTATTTCCATCATCAAATGAAGTAATTGGGTCAGCACCAATTAAAATTAATGCTCTACTACAAATATCAATTGGCGAATTAGCCGTTGTGCTTACAAGTGCCATGTGTGGTTAGGGGAGGTAAGTGGGTGAACTTAACCTCCCCTACTCCTTTAGTCTGAGTCTGTTTCAGCTATAGCTGTACCATCAGATACATCTACAACAGAACCAGTATTTGAAAGCACACTAACAAAACTTGTTGTTGGTGTGTTTGTGTCAGCTACAATAATAACATCGCGAACATTAAGCATGTTTGCTGCGCTATTAAAATAACCTTCTGTGTTCACAGTAGCAATAGCGTCTGCGGTAGTATAAAACCACAGGTTGCCATTAGAAGCCCCTGCAAGACGATTAAGACCAGATGCTGCGTATGCCATGTCTAATCCTCCTAGTTGTTGTCAAGGACTTCATAGATACCATTGTCATCAATAACAATAGAACCCATGGACATCATTGAGGTTGCAAGGTGTGACACACGTTCTGGGACATAATTTAGTTCAGTCGTAACGTCTGCACCGATACCAAGCCCAATAGATGATGTGTGATACGCCATATTTTTACCAGCAGTAACGGCTGATGTAGAGAAAATCTTGAAGCCAAGAAATTCTTTCATTGTCATACCGCCAGCAAAAGGAAGGTTTTGCTCACCAACAAAGTCACTTGAAGCAAACTCAGTGATGTTAAACAAATCAGCATAACCAGCAGGGTGCATCGCAAGATAACGCCCGCCATCTTCTGGGATGTTAGCTGAACCAAATGTTTCAAAAAGGGTTAACAGGTTTGCTTTTGTGAGAGCAGCACCAGTTGCGCTAATTTGAGTTGAGTTTGCACCAGCATCCATAGCGGTGATAAGAATCTCATCAGTCTTACGACCAAGGGCAGCGGCAGCGGATTTTGCTACAGCTTGACGCTCATCAATGTTTGTCTTCAATTCATCTAGCTTGTCGATATACTCGGCAGCATAGAAATCAGACATTGTTGCTTCTACGTTGGTGTGTGCCAACTCCATTGGAGTTACCATACCGTTTCGTGATTTAGTTGAAGCAGAGCCTGTTCCAATCTTTTGGAATCGAACAGTGTTCCCACGGACGCTTGATACAGTACGCACAGTGTTCCGCAGTTTAGAACCCATGCGCTGATAAGCCATGTGAACCTCTGATTCAAACTGTTTAATAAAGGCGGTGTCAATTGTATTCGCCATTTTACAGTCCTCTTCATAGGATTAAAGTTAATATACTTACTGCGGTTGTCTGTTTTTCACTTTCAATGCGATTGTCCGTATGGGTCGCTCAATGCATTACAGGCCGTTCTAGGTAATAAACATTATTTTTTCTTTCTCTGCAACGCACAAAACGCATCATGTTGTGACCGTGAATATTATAGACCTCTTCGTCAAATATAAAACCACACCATGTTAGCCACATGATTGTATCAACATGATCTTGCGGAACAAAGTTTTCTACAACCTCATATTCGCCCTGCAATATATCTATCGCTGGTTTGCAGCCACGCAAAAAGATACGATAGTTTTCATTAACGCCACCAGTACCAAGCATCCAAACTCTGCCAACACCCTCTGAAACAGGCACAGTTCCGCACATAGCTATAACAGTTTCGTTAAATTTTATAGCATAGGTTCTGCTATCTTTTACCGTAAACGGCTCTATAAGAGCCTCTAATGGCGTTAAGCCATATATGAGGCATTCTCTAGCGTCATGCATTCTAAGGCTGTCAGCGATCATTCTAGCGTGATTTAAACTAGCTTCTACTAATGACAGCCGCCCAATGCGTCCAACTTCCTTATCCATATAAACGCTTGAAGCCAGCATCTACTTCAGCAATGAATGTTTGATCTCGTTTAACTGGGTCGTGATACCGAGGGTCTAACATCATTTGATTTAATTGATCTTGAGTGACAGTAGCTACAGCTTGACCATCAATAGATGGCCCACCTTGTTGCATTGACTGCATCATAAACTCTAATGCTTCAATACCATCAGCGGTTTCACACATGCGTTCAATAGCTGAAAGATGCTGCTCTTCAAAAAATTGATTAGCAAATAAACTTGCGGCTTCTTGCCTAGCTTCGGCATTATCACCAAGTTTGGAAACCTCTGCATCATAATCAGGAACATCAGCATTAAGAGCCTCAGCATACATATTGATGCCTTCCTCAAACTGCTCTTGGCTATATCCATTTTCAAATGCAGTATCAGACCACCATTTAAGAAGTTCGTTATCAGTAGCCATTTGATCGTCAATTGTTTCCGGCAACTGATAATCACCAGCAGTTTCTGGACGATTAGCAAAAGCTTCATTACTAAGTTCCTCAATAACAGCATTGCGAATGTCCTCGTCTTTTTGACCAAGTTTACCTTCAAGACTTGTGTATGAGTTTAACAAGTCTTCTGCTGTTTTAAATTTTTCTGGCAACCAGTCTGGACGAACTTGCTCATCTGTTTGCAATAATGGATCGCCACCTTCAGTAACTACCTCAGACTCTTCTACTTGTGCTTCTTCGTTCATGTCTTAACCTCTTTGTTTTTGTGTGCATGTTGCATACGAGTTTCAATGAGGCCAACGATATATCGCTGTCCTTCCATATGGCGCAGTTCAGCGTCAGAAACGCCAGCACCATTAACCTGTTCAATTGTTATGGAACGTAAATACTTTAATACAGATCGCCCTGCATCTGTATTGAATAATGTAGCTATGTTTAAGTTTATCTTTGTGTCTTCACTCTTATCACGGCGAAATCCATCAAGGGCTAGAAACTCCCTATCCTTGATCAATTGGCGGGCCTCCTTGCATTTGTTGTTGCTGTGCCATTTGCTGCGCCATCTGAACTATGCGTTGACGCTCTTCAAGATCACGAATAAGAGTGTCAGGCACACCAAACTTCTTGGCTAGATATGCCGCAGTTTCTTCTGAGTTAATTAAAATGTTTGTAAGCTCTGGGCCAAATCTGCCTTGCACAAGTTCAAGAAATCTAGCTACGGAGGAAATATCTTGATTAGCTTGCGCCTGTGCAAGAGGTGAAACAGAACGAACCTTTACTTCTCTGCCGTTCATTGTAGGCAGTTCAATGCGTCCTTGTTTTTTTAGAATATAAACAACACGTTGCAGCACAGGCTGCACAAGTTCTGCTTGTAATCTCCCAAATGCAGAGCCAATACGCCTAGATAAATCAGCCATACGTTCTGCTATTTCTGTTGCAGACGCTGGTGTTTTATCAGGATTGCCAAGCATATCATTGTATAATGCACGTTTAATATTCAAACGCATGTCACTAAGAACAAGGTTAGCAACATCAAAAGACCCAGCAGCTTGAACAGGCTGCAAACCCATGGAGCCAGCGGCTTTTGGTATGACCGTTCCGGGAACAAGATTAATAGTATCTGGGTTAATAACACCGTCATCATCCATTTGGTAAATGCCTGAGATTGCCATTTGTGCATTCTCAAGGATTAACTCAATAGTCAAGTTGGTAGTTTTAATTGCACTTAAGGCATTCATCAATGGGCCACGCCCATAAATTTCACCAGATACTTTAGACCATCGGAAACAAATAAACGGATTTGATCCAATGCCAGTGTACTTTTCTTCTTTAATTATCTGCTTAGTGTTTGTTTCTATTGCATAAAAGAAGAATGCTTTTTGGTTTACCACTGAGTAATCACGACAAACAACTTCTAATATCTTAGTACGTTCATCTGGATTATTTTTAATTCTTTGTAATATTTTATCTGAAAGGCTTGCCTTTGGATACATTACAGGAATATCTGAATTACGCACAGAACGCTCACGATAGACATGATCTACCTGATCGTCA